TCCATGTCGATATCAATGGCTTCACCCTTGCAATGCTGAGAGGACAAACTTCCCTTCACAAACTGATTCAAAGCCTTGCTTCTGTACCCGCTCGAAATATGGATAGGAACACCGAAGTGCGCCCTAATAGGTTCAAATACTTTCTCCGCTAGTAGCTTGAAGTTCTCCAAGTGTTCTGCCGTTGGATTGTTGTCTATCCCGTGCCTCTTGGCTGAATCGCTTCTAGTAACTTCGGATAGTGAAAGGTGTGCGCTAATTTTCATGAGTTATCTTTTTTAAATATTTTTTCAGCTGCACTAATTCCCAAAGCAGCAGCAGACAAAGCAGCTACCGAATATACCAAAGCCTCTGAAGGATCATTTACCGCATCGTGATTTGCGTACAAAGTGTAGGACAAAGCAATCGCTGAGAATACCCCTACAAATCGCTTACTAGATGCTTCCCCATTTTCGGATAGAAATCCTTTCAACCAATCGAATAATTTTTTCATTTTATTTCAGTTTAAAATCCTTGTTTATTCCTATTGAGTATGCACCAAAGGTATCACCAAAAGCACTCTGCGCTCCGTAGCTTAGAACAAAAGAATAGCCGTCTTCCATTGGTACTGTGTAGTTGAAATCATATTCCATAGTGATATCCTTGTGATGGTAGAAATATCCTATAGCTGCGCTAATACTAAATCTGCCGTAGATCGGGAAGGTTGCCATTACTTCCTGATAGAAATCTTTCTTATCAAAAGTCCACCAACCGCTATTTATTCCGATAGCAGTATCCCCGAAATACTTACCTACTTCTATAGTTCCGCCTAGTAGATTTTTGGTATCCTGTAGCTTGGTATCAAATGCGACATTAGGTGCAGCCATGATGTAGTACTGCGCTTGACATTGGAAGCTAAAAAACACAAATAGAATCACTAGGTATTTCATATAGCTTTCTTTCTTGGTGCAGGCTTTCTTGGTGTAGTAGTTCGTGCAGGAGTTCTTCGCACAGGCTTCTTCACAGGCTTTTCCCTGTTCTTCAAAATATCGTAAATGATAGATCCTAGCAAAGCAATAGCCAAGGCAATAGATCCTATCATGAATGTAGAGAACTTATCTAGGAGTGTAATCATCTCCTTTGTCTGTGTTGCTCCGATAGTAGTCTGGATGTCTATCAAGTCATTCACATATTCAAGAACCGGGTAGATCTTAGCATCCATCTCTTTAGCCTCTTGATCTGTCACTATTCCATCCTTGGTGATTTCTTCAAAATAACTATCCGCATCATCAATGTATTCCTGTGCCTTATCACTCACTTCCTTTTCTTCTGGAGTGTGGTATGTTTTCAGATATGCTGTCCACATCGTGTCTGTGATAGCCTTTTCATCTGCTATAGATTCTAAGTCAATTTTTCCACCCTTAATTACCTTAATCTGATCCTGAATAGCTGATCCGTAGTAGTCGAATTTCCTACTTAGGTAAGGCTGTGGTACTAGCCTATCCTGATAAACGCTAGTTGCAGTTTCCTTGATAGTGTACTCCACATATTTTCCAAATCCTGCTACCGCTAAAATGATGGCAGTCAAAATGATAAGAAGGATGTTCTTCATTTTCTTCTTCTTGTTGTTGGTTTTGGAGTTTCTTTCTTTAAAAAGGACATTGGATCTTGAGCAAATTGACCGCTGATCTTTAAAACTCCATTGATGATTTCAGGACTATTTAATCCTACCAATCCGTATGCCACAGCCTTGTACATTGGATCTACTTCAAACTGCTCCATGACAAAATAGGCAATCAAGGATGCAATCATGGAAGATATCATCTTCTTGACTACATCTCCTGCCGTTTGGTTTTCATTCGTAGTCACCAATCTAGCCACCATCCCGGCAGCACCAATCAATAGAACTACCCATCCTCCACCTAGAAATTTGTCAATAAACTTTTCCAATTTATCTACCTTGACCCCTGTATTTTTTAGGCTTGTTTAATGCTTTAGAGTAGGCTTTCTTAGCCTTTCCGTTTCTTCTTTTTCCAAAGGTCACCTTGACCTGCGCACTACTTCCTTTCTTCATCTTTCTTTGAATCAAATTTACCTTTCTCGTTTTTGATTTTGTAGATCAAATAGATGATTGATAAGATCGAGATGATCCATGTGAAAAACATATTCACAAAGCTAAGCCCGATCACCTGAGAAACATTTGCAAAGATGGCTATCAAGGTAGAAGGAACTCCTAGTTCATCGCTTTTCAAGATATTCATTTTAGGATTCGGTTGGAATTACACATAGATTCAAAGGCATAGGAGCAACAACCTGTATAGCAATTGATACCCCGGCTGTAAAATCATCAAAGCGTTCTTGAAAGAATTCCAAAGCTGCATTAGGTGCAGTATTAAAGCTGTAGTCATTGTCAAGTTTTAATTTGGCTAGGAAGTCCAAAGCCACAAGCATCTGATCCGATTGGATCTGAAGTCTGTTGCTCTTGTCTTCCGTCAATAGATCCGCAAAAAGAAGGACTAGATCATAGCGCATGGTAGTACCGCTGTACACCGAAGGCTTTACCACAGTCCAAAGAACCGGGTACTCAATCTCTCCTCCATTATCTACATAATCGTAGATGTCACCCTCTCCGAATGTTCGGATCATTGGGTGCGCTTCTTGGATTGCTTTTAGTTTTTTGACTAGGTCTACTAGAGTCATCTTGTTTGGATAGAAATTCTTTTAGCTTCTTTTCGTTTTTGCTGTAAGCCATTTTTTAGAATGGTTTTTTGTATCTATTGCCTTGGTATCTTTCGCTGTATGGTCTGTGATCTTCATAGTCACCCCTGCCCAAATTGATAGCTACCTTGTACTGATTAGATACAGGCTGAATAGTAGTGACATCCGATCCCGGATTCAAGTACTCAGGGTACAGGGTAGAATTAGCGCATAGGAAATTGATTGCCCGTTCAGCATACCATTCCGCATATCCCTTGTAGTATTGGCTGATGCTCTGCAATTCTGCAAATGTAGGTTCTG